ACCACCAACAAAAGAGAACCTATCGCTCCAGCAACCATGACGACAAAACCGCCTAATTGGTCAACTGAATAATCCTGAAGCTGTCCCTCTGTTTCACTCATTATTATATTTATTTTAAGAAAGATAATTTTATAAATTTAATATTTAGTAAATTATAAATGGATATTGAGACAGATAAGCCTCACCCGAAACCAGTGGATCATTGTATCTCACTATTAAAAGAAATCGATAAGAGTTTATTTGATATTAAACAAGATATCTTATTTATCAAAATAAAAATCAAAGAAAGAGAAGAGAAGAAAGAGGTCGAAAGATTGTCAGGAGGTTGGTGGCTATTTTAATTTAGATTTTTTTATATTATCTTTTTCCAAAATTATGTAAATTATTTTAAAATTACATAAATATTTTTATTATATTTTTATAAAGTATAAATGGATTTATTGCCGAAAGTAGAAACTGAATTTATTGAGGAAGCTCCCGAACCACTTAAAGAAGAATTAGAATCAGACGACGATAATGTTGTTGAGGCTGTAATCGCAGAAGCTGAACCACAGCTTCCCGAGGTCGAAAAGAAATCTTCTATTCCCGAGGAAGATATATTTGTTGAGAAGAAAACAAAGAAAGAGTTAACCGTGGAACCTGTGAAACCGGTTAAAAAGAAAAGAGTCATGACAGAGGCTCAATTGGAACGCTTGAGGATTGGTCGTGAAAAGGGTCTTGCAAAAAGAAGGGCAGCCGCCGCAGAAAAGAAAGAACTAAAGGAACTGCAATCCAAAAAGAAGAAGAAGGAAATTCAGAAATTAAGAGAAGAAGTGGAGGATAAACCAAAACCAGCTCCTGCTCCTGCTCCTGTACCTGAAAAAAGATCATTTTCACTTGAGGATCTCCCTCAAGATATGTTGGTTAAATTACAAGAAGCAGCTATTGAGGGGTATGATTCGAAACGGAGGGCAAGAAAACAAAAGAAGAAAGAAGAAGAAAGCAAACAGTCGGAACAAATCCATTTCCGCAATATGGTTCAGAATGCAGTCCAACCTCCAAAGCCCGCAAGATATGGGGAGCCCGGGTTTTTTAATCATTTATTTTAAGAGTCCCCAAAAAGTCCCAAAGTCCCAAGAGTCCCCAAAAATAATATAAATAATTGTAAAATTACTTTATCTAATTTATTGATTTCACTTTCTTAATTTTTTGATTTTTATTTTATATTTTTTGAGGACTTTGAGGACTTTGAGGACTCTTGATATTTTATGCGTAATAAGTTGATTATCTTTTCTTTTGTTTCATGACGGCAAGACATAGGTTTTCTTTATTTTGTGCTTGGGTCCTCAAAAATGAAATAGGGTCCTCAAAAATGAAATAGGGTCCTCAAAAAAAATATTTGAGGACTCTAAAATTTAAATTAATATAATTGATAAAATAAATGACATATAAACAGGATTTTAATCGAAAACATAAGATCAAACCTTTATCGAAATCGCATTCATTAAAAGAGATATCAGATATTTCAGGATATGAATTAAAGGGATTAAAGACAATATTTAAAAAGGGTCAAGGGGCTTTCTATTCGAATCCAAGCTCTGTGAGAAAACAGGTGAAGAGTGACGAACAATGGGCATATGCAAGAGTGTACGCAGCAATCAATCCTAAATCAAAAGCCTATAAAATTGATAAAGTTCATTTGGTTAAAAAGAAAAAATAAGATATAATATATAATAAATGGCGTTATTCCACACAAAAACATTTTTAAAACATGACGACTATATGACTCCAAAATATGCGTGGGATAATATTAAAGAATATATTCCGAAAGATAAAGTAATATGGGAAGCATTTATGGGGGACGGAAAAAGCGGTGAATATTTAAAAGAACTTGGGTTTGAGGTTATTCATAATGACAATGATTTCTTCGAATCAAATGAAGGAGATATTCTTGTTAGTAATCCACCTTTTTCACAGTGTAAAGAAATAATGCCGAGATTAAAAGAATTAGATAAACCGTTTATTCTGATTCTCCCAAGCAGTAAAATCAACACACAATATTTCAGGGAGAATTTTAAAAATAAAATACAAATTATTATTCCAAGGAAAAGGATTCAGTTTGTTAAGAATGGAAATGAATTACAAAATAAATGCAATTTCGATTGTTTTTATTATTGTTATAAAATGAATCTTCCTCGGGATATAATTTGGCTCGAATAAATATATTTAATAAATTATAATGCATATCAATTGTTGTTGCTTTCGTATTTGTTTTTGGTTTTGGGTTAAGAAAAATAAAAAAAAATCTAAATAATAATATATAATGAGTAAATCTTTAAAAATATTAAAGGTAGTTGACCCACCAAATCAGAAGATAAAACCGTTACACCCTAACCTTCCGGCACCAAGTTCTTGTGTTCTCATGGTTATGCCGACCAAAACGGGAAAATCGACGATAATCAGCAATATGCTTCTCAATAAGGATTTCTATGGTCAAGATTATTTTGATTATGTGAAGATAATATCGAACACAATCAACAACGATCAAACCTCGAGATTCTTAAAACAAGCCTTTGATTGTGAGGACCATTATGACGATAAAATGATTCACGATTTAGTTCAGGCTCAAGCCAAATATGAACGGGACGAAATGCCCTCTGTTTGTTTGGTACTTGACGATTGCCTTGGAGACAAGACAACCGCCTTAAATAATATATCCAGTCGCTATCGCCACTCAAACATTCAGCTTTTAATTATCTCAACGCAATTGTTTCGTAAGACAAGTCCCACTATTCGAGCAAATGCGAATTGGGTTTTGATTGGTAAATTAACCAATGAATCAGAATTGGAGAAAATATCTGAAGAATATTCGGGTATGTTCTCGGGCGACAAAAACTTCCGTGAAATGTATAAGAAGGCTATAAAAAATAAATATGATTTCATGACTTTAAAGCTCACCGAGAACCCTGCCGAGATATGGATTAATTTTAATGAGAAAATATATCCTTCTGAAAATGTGAAAGTAGAAGATTAATATAAATATATTCATTAATTATTTAATAGATTATTTTATTATATTTTAAATAATATAAAATGGAATTTGTATCGTCTGACAGAACACAGGACGCCGAATTTGTTCGGGGTCTTCAGAATTACAACTCACAAGTATTCGAGAGCAATCAAGAAATCGCGGCACAAATAGACAAGTCAAAAGAGGATCTCCAAGATACATTGGACGACAACACAGAAGTCGCAGGATTGGCTCAATTAAAGGTTCAGGGAGCTGGTGGTGGATTGGCGGCTGGTGTATTAGGTAAGGCAACAGCTATTCCAAAGGCTGTTGGCGAAGCAAAAGAGGCGAGGGTTGCTGGGAAATTAGCAGCGGAGAAACTTGCAGCAAGAGGAGGATTTTCAGAGGTCGCAGTATCAGGAGCCGAAGCAACCAAGCTTCCAAGCGGTGCGGGTGTAGTAAGTAAATTTAGACCCACAGCTGGACTTTTAAGTAAATCAGAATTGGGAGTGGACGCCTCAAAAACTATATCAACAGCATACGGAGGAGGAACTGCTGGAAGAAAAGCTGGTATATTTTTTAAGACAGCTCAAGCAAGAGGAATCCAACCAACGGAGGAAATATTAAGAGAAGGACCAGCAGGAGACGAGGCAAAAGTATCGGCAAGAACCGGTTCGAAAATTGGAGAAGAAGCTGGAGAAGAAGCTGGAGAGAAAGTTGCTGATAAGACAGTTGCTAAAGCAGCAGGTGAGGCAGCTGAAAAAGGAATAGGGAAAGTAATAGGGAAAGCGGCTGTTGGATTGGCGAGAGGAGCCGGAATAGCTGGGGCAGCATTATTAGCGGGTTCAGCAATAGAGGGATTGGTTGAGGGTAAGAAGTTTAAATGGAATGAACAAGGAGCAGAAATAGGAGGAGCTTTATTGGATATATTAGGAACCGGACTTGAGTTCACTGGAGTTGGAGCGGCGGCTGGATTAGCATTACAAGTTGGCGGAACAGCATTATCAGCCGTTGGTACTGTGAATGAAGGTTTGGATATAGATCCCACAAAACAAGCAGCAGACACTTCAGCTAAAAGTGACCAAGCTAAAATCCAATCAGACTTGGAATCAGCACAGAGAGGAGCAACTCAAGGATTGACTTCAGCCGCACAGGGAGGAGCAGCAATTGGAAGACAAGTCCAATGATTTTAAATTAAAATCTTTTTTTTCATAATTCTTTTTTAATTATTTTTATATATTAAGATATTATAAAATGAGTAAATCTTTTTGGAGAGCTGAATCAACAATTCCAATTGTACAAACTTCTTCCGCAATCACTGCATTAAATGGTCTTTCCTTTTCGGGAGGTCAAGAGGTTCGAATTAAAGTACCTCCAACAACCAAGTTCTTCCAGCCGAGAGAATGTTATCTTCAGGCAGATATTAAATTAAAGGGTGGAACGGCAACGGGTGAAGCAACCAAACTCCAGCTTGACCCTGAATTGGGCGGACAAATTTTAATCAAAGATATTCGGATATATTCCGCAGCTGAATCGGGTTCTGTATTACTTGAGGAGATTCAGGGATACAATTCCATGGTTTCAGTTATGAGAGATTTTGACACCAATGACTCGGAGAAGGCTAAAAGAGCTTTAACTGAAGGAGCGACTCTATGGTATCCCAACACCCGAGGAACTCAAGGGTCCACACAATCTGATTGTGCTGATATTCTGACAAATCCATATTTTAAAGAAGATCCATTGACGACCGGAAATAAACGCACAGCTTTCACCAATGATTCCTTTAACACTGCGAAATTGTGTCTTCCATTAGAAACGGGAATCTTTAGGTCCGACCGTGTATTCCCCAATCTCCTGACTGGTCTTGAGATTGTAATTACTCTCGAGCAGGCTGGTCGCTGTATTACCCAGCTTGACAGTGTAATGAGAGGCAGACGCCTTGCTCTCAATCCGGTGTTCCTATCCCGTAATGGTTCCACTGCTGGAGCAGACGCGAACATTGCGAACGGCAACACAATCGCCAAGATACACCTTGCGAAAGATAACTCTCAAGGAAATGCCGCAGGAGCAGGACTTCCGCAGAATTGTCCCTTTTGTGTTGGAGAGAGAATTGCTCTTGTAAAGAAAGACAACAGTTCTGTTTTAACCACAGATAAGGATCTTGTAATCGACCAAATTAACACTAACGCCTCGGGAACTGAAATCACATTTAGCCCAGCTGACGCAGTATCAACGGACGCCACAACCTTCACAGCAAATGACGGAGACTATGTTGTCTCTATGGCTGCGACTGATAGACTTGGAGCTGTAAACGCAGCATATAAGCCAAGCTATACTTTAAGCAATGTCGAATTGGTTGTTCAGGAAGTTGATATGGGAAGCGGATTTGAGAGTGACATGTTGGCGGCAATGAAAGAAAAGGGAGTGATTGTTCAGGATATCTTAAGTTGTCAAAATTACAGATATTCGCAGCAGGCTGGTGAAGTTGCTGCTAATATTCGCCTCCCTCTGAATAATGCTCGGGGTAAGGCAATCATTTCTCAACCAACAGATTCCACCGTTTACACTGATTCCGCAAGAGTTTCTTGCACTGGTACTTATAACATAGCGACCGATTTAACTGAAGACAGAACCCTCAATGAGCAGTGTGCTGGACTCCGAGGAATATCTGACGAAGTCACAAATTTCCAGTTCCTTTATGACGGTCGTCTTCAGCCAAGCAGACCAGTCCGTTGCTCAAAAACGAGTTCCAAGATTTCGATTGACGCCCAGCCTCTAATTGAGACCACGAAGGCACTTGTTCAGGCGGATATCTCTGCGAAGTCACTTGCCTGTTTTAATAGCAATTGGCTTGTATCGAGGGCATTAGCTCTGAACAAGGGTGTTTATGATACTCGCAATAAAGACTTTAATCTTCAGGTCAATTATGAAGGAACAACTCCAAGCAAGAATAAATTATGGAACAACTTTGTTTTCCATTTAAGACGGATAAATATTCGAGGAGATTCGATTTCTGTTGAGTATTAAGTTTTTAAAATCATTTGTTTATTTTTTCTTTTTCTTATATTTTAATATATTAAATATTATAAAATATGAGCAACCGTTATTTGGACATTCGCCCTTCGAACTCAAATGCCTCCCAATCTTATCGAGACGGTCGACCCGTCATATCCTTCACAATTGCTGAAGGTGAAGAAGTCCTTATTCCCTCCTCTGTCAGATTTTGCGGCAAGCTTCATGTATACAAGAATTCAGCCCGTGCGAGAGTTGAGACTGCTGACACATTAGCAATGGATTCTCGCCTTGGAATGTGGTCTGTTCTTGATCAGGTGGTTATAAGTAGTGCTACCAGTAAGCAAACTATAGAACACATTAGACACGCGAATCGCTTCTATTCTTCATATTTAGGATTAACCAGTTCAGAACAGTCAATGATTGGTCACTTTGGCGAGACTGGTCTATCTCTTCCAAGTACCAATGGACAGAAGGCTTCTGTTGTTGAGGAAGGTGTTGGGACCAATTGCAATGAGTTTTGCATTCACATTCCCACTGGTCTTTTAAGTGGAACGAGTGCGATTCCATTATCAAGAGTTGCCGGTGTTGGTGGATTGACAATCGATTTATATTTAGCCCCTGATTCTATGGTCCTTTTTGATACTGCTGGAGACGCTTCTTCTTCGGGATACACTGACGCCTTCTATGAGCTGACCGATTGCAAACTTGTTTGTGAGACTCATTCTCCAACACCTGAAGACAAGCAGAAGGTTCAGGATATGGGTGGTTTTGAGTATAACTCAATCTCGGGATATTATTCCACTATTAACTCCACCAATGCGAACATTAATTTCTCCCTTGGTTTGACTCGGGTTGAGAGTGTATTTATGAACTTTATCACAAGCTCTTATCTGAATAATTTAGACCAAAACTCCCTTCAGACAACCAATCCTCTCACAAAAACAGGAAACATTGCAAATGTTGACCAAGTGGTTTTCACCAAGGGCGGAGCAAGATATCCTCTTGACTATAATATTGACACTCAATATAAAGCGGATAAAACAAATCTCAAGGTTGACCCTCAAATTATTAGAAATTTCATGAACTCCGTCATTCCATTTAATCAGATATCTCACACCTCGATTTCTCCAGTTAATACCAATAAAAGATATACGACAAATGATAACGCTGTCCTTGAGGGTGGTGCCTTATATGGTGTCGGCGTTGCTTATGATATTCTTGGATCACCTGCGGGAGGTGACTTCTCACAGGATTCTTGGGGAGTCCAAATGGACCTCGGTATGATTGACGACAATCCCACTTCAGCCTTTATCTTTGTTCATTCCAAGAATACTGTTTTATTTAAAGACGGTCAGGTTCAGGTTGTTCAGTAAATAAAATCTATACTTCTTTTTTTAAGTTTTTTTTTATAAAATTTTATATTATATTATAATATAAAAAATGAGTATGTCTATTCCTTCCGTTTTACAGCCCGGAGCTATTGGTTCCAATCCCGAACAAAGAATCGACACCGATATTCTTGAGCCTGTTATTTTCACTCCAACTTTCATTCGTTACCAGCTTCAGAATAAAGGTCTTTTAAATCCTGATTCCCGCCTAACCTTCTCAATTGAGGGACATGGTGGACACGACGCATTTTACCCACTACTTACTGGGGTTGGTTCAATCGTTTCGTCGTGCTCTCTTAAAATCGCTGGCAAAACCATTTGCGAAGTCCAAGATTGGAACTTTTATCAAGCATATAAATCAATGTTTATTGATCAAGCAGTTATTAAAGAGCGGGAACAGTATAATTCGGCTCGATTAATGTCAAATGCTGTTGTATATGACAACGGAGGCGTTGTCTCAAGCAAGGTTGGTCTTGATATTGGAAAGGAGTTTGTTGCGGACTTCAGCACTGAAGCTGATTCGAATATGAAGGTTCACACCTTTCAGAAATTAAACCAGCGAGGAGTTTTCTCAATAACTCTTGCGGACCTATTTCCAGCGATTCGCGGAATCCAGCTCCCATTATTTATGATTTCGGGAGACATAAATTTGGAACTAACTCTTTCGGATAAGGTTGGAAAGCGTGCTTCCCTTTCCTTTGCTGGAGATAATTCCAATCATTCCTTCACATTAGACCAATCGGAATGCCGAATGATTGCTGATTATACTTTCCTTGACGGTGACGAAATGGAAGCTTTCCGGAGAGAGAATCGTGATTTCTCTTTTATGTTCCTTGAGCCTCGATTAACCAAGACAACCCTCGCCACAGTTGCAGACGCACAGAATCAAATCAGAAATGTTGGAGGTGCTGGTCGTCTTGTTTCCAAAATGTTCGTTGGTCTATCTTCGGGCAAGCAGTCGGTTCATTTCTCTGCTTCGGGGACTGATAATTCCAAGACTCTCTTAAATGATTATCGTGCTATAGCTCCGCAAATGAGTGCGGCGAGAACATACGGGAAGCTTGTTGCTAATGTTAAAAAGAATGACGAGTTCTTATATCCACTTGACAGAGAGAACTCTGCCCTTCATTTCCACGGTGTAGCTGATACGGAAGGCGGTGTCCCCCATATTACTCGTGCAGAATATGCTCGCCAAGGAGACAGGATGGTCGACAAGAAATTTGAGGGTTATCCTATGAATGGACAGAACGAACTCACGGGACAATTCTTCTATAATGCTTATCGTCTGAATGACGGAGAACGAGTTGATTCCCGTGGTATTGAGCTTCACCACAAATATCAGGATCTTGCGGCTGCCGAGGCTCCGTATACTTCCCGCTGTTGGATTGAGGTTCAGAAGGTAATGAGAATCACTGACGGAACTGTGGATTGTTATTACGCATAAATAGAGAGTCCCCAAAGTCCTCAAAGTCCTCAAAAAATAATAAAATAATTGTAATTTTTAAAAATACAAAAAGGAGACAGAGGTGTTCCAATAAATAATAAAAACACAAATATTTTTTTTATTTTTGAGGACTTCGAGGACTTTGAGGTCAATAATTTATATTTTAATATATTTAATATATATATCAATGAGCGTATATGTTAAATCTGATAATAAAGGAAAAAAGAGAAGTGACACTCCAACTGCAGAATGTATCTGTGAATTTATCCATAAAATAATATCTGAAAAATATAGTCCGAAGATTATATTGGATCCTTGTTGTGGAGATAGGAGATTGACAAAGAGATTCGATTGTGATATAATCAATTATGAACTTAAAGAAGGTACAGACTTTTTAAAAGAAGAAAAACCAATCGAATGTGATATGGTTATTATGAACCCCCCATTTAATATTGGGACGGGGAGGAAGCTTTCAGTGGAAGTGTTTATGGATAAAGTGTTGAGCTTGGTTGACAATAATATTCCAATAATCATGATTTGCCCTATGGGTTTTAGATTAAATCAAAGAATAAAGTCAAAAAGGTGGAGAAATATGAGAGATAATTATCCACCAATATCCTCAATTATTTCACTTCCATTGGATATTTTCGAGGACACATTATATCATTCTGAAATATTATGTTTTAATTGTGATAAATTAAGTCCACATTATTTTTTAGATATTTAATAAGTTTATATTTAAATCTTTTTTTATATATATAATATAAATGACAACCAAAGAAAATCTAATTGAGAAGATCCAAAAATCAAGACCGAATGCGAAGGAGACCACAATCAAAATGTATGTATCGAACCTTATGAAATTAATGAAATTATTTGACGAGGATAATTTAAAATTCTTAAGTAATCCTGAAAAAATATCTGAAAAATTAAGTGATTTACATTATACAACACAGCGAAACTATTACAACTCGATTATTGTTTATTTAATGTCAGAATCAGATA